AACAGTTTCAAGAGCGTGGATTTACTATCAAACAAATGGATGAAGGTCAAGCCATTGTAATTAAACGTAAAGTCAATGGGCCAAACGGCATGGTTCGCCCTGCTCCAAAGCTCGTAGATAGAAACAAACAGCCATTAGATTGTCGCATTGGTAATGGCTCAGAAGTAAAAGTCCAGTATAAAGAATGGGAGTCTAACTGGAAAGGTAAGATGTTCAAAGGCTTGGACTTCCAAGCTATGCAGGTACTAAGCTTAATTGAAGTCGGTACGCCAGATGGTGCTGAGTTTGATTCATTCGATGATGACGATATGGAAGGAGAATTTTAATGACAGACAATACAGTTGTTGTAGACGGTAAGACTTATGATCTTGATAAACTTACTGACGAATGCACACTGGCTTGTTCCTTGTTTCAAGAAGTACAAGGTGAAATCGTACAGGTGTCTAGGAAACTAGACATCTTACGAGCAAGTTCAATTGCATTAACCACAAAGATTCAAGAGTTAGTTAGCGATGATGCATTGATCGCTGAAGAAGATAATGAACCCGACTAAACTAAGGAAACTATCATGGGCTTTGTTAAACACAACCAACCCTGCCACTCATGTGGCGGGAGCGACCCAGTATCTATAAACGATGACGGGTCTGCATACTGCTTTAGTTGTAACACATTTTTTAAAGACTACAGTACATCGGACGTACAACAAACTCAAGAGGATAATACTATCGACTTCACAGTTCATCAAGGTGCAAGCAAAGAAGGCTTCGTACATAGAAACTTCAACGAACTTACAGACAGAGGTATTAGTTTAGCAACTGCCAAGAAGTATGGCGTGACAAGTAAGGAAAGTTTCGGTAAGATACTTGACCACTCCTATCCTTACTACATCAACAACGAAGAAGTCTCGTGCAAGATTAGAAAGCAAGATAAATCTTTTGTATGGACTTCCTCACCCAAAGGTGTTGGTCTTTTCGGAGAGCAACTGTTCAAAGCTGGCGGCAAATACATTACACTTGTTGAGGGCGAGTGTGATGCAATGGCCGCTTATGAATTACTAGGTAGCAAATGGCCTGTCGTATCAATAAGATCTGGTGCGGCAGGAGCTGTCCGAGATGTCAAGGATAGCTTAGAGTTTCTTGAATCATTCGAGAATGTTATCATAGCTTTTGACAATGACAAACATGGTCGTGAAGCCGCAAAGAAAGTAGCACGTATACTTAGTCCTGCAAAAGCTAAGGTACTTTCATTGCCTTCTGAGATCAAAGATTCTAATGATATGCTACGGCAGAATCGTAGGCAAGAGTTTGTTCAGCTATGGTGGTCTGCTAAAATGTATACACCATCAGGTGTCATGAACATCACTGAGCAGAAAGAAAAGTTCAACAACAGAGAACGCAAAGCATCTATTCCATTTCCGTGGCACGGCTTGAACAGTAAGCTTGAAGGGCTAAGGGCGGGCGAATTGGTTACGCTGTGTGGCGGAACTGGTCTAGGTAAGTCAAGCGTTACTCGTGAGCTGGAGCATTGGCTTATACAAAACACAGAAGATAATGTGGGTGTTGTAGCTTTGGAAGAAGATTGGCGTAGGACAGTAGATGGTATACTCTCTATTGAAGCCAGCGCAAAGCTACACATCGACAGTGTACGTGAGAAGTATAGTCAAGAAGAGTTAGATACTATGTTTAACAATGTGTTCGGCAACAACAATGCTGATAGAGTTTGGATTCATTCTCACTTTGGTATCAACGACATTGATAGTATCTTCAGCAAGCTACGCTTCATGATTGTTGGTTGTGGATGTAAGTGGATTGTAGTAGATCACTTGCATATGCTTGTATCATCCACTACTGATGGCGATGAGCGTAGAAACATTGACTCTATCATGACTAGGCTACGATCACTTGTTGAAGAGACAGGTGCAGGTATGATTCTTGTGTCTCATCTCAGACGAGTAGAAGGTAATCGTGGTCACGAGAATGGTATCGAGACAGGCTTATCACATCTACGTGGCTCTCAAAGTATCGCACAGTTATCTGATTGTGTTATATCTTTAGAGCGCAACCAGCAAGCAGACGATGCTATCGAAGCATCTACCACACGAGTAAGAGTCTTGAAGTCTAGGTACACTGGTGACGTTGGCATAGCTACACACTTGCTATTCGACAACGATACTGGTAGACTTAGAGAAGTAGATGACTACGACCCTAGTGAATTCACAGCAGAGGAAGAACTATGAACTTACTATTTGACATAGAAGCAAACGGGCTTGACCCGACAGAAATATTTTGCATTGTTGCAATAGATGTAGACACAAAAGATCTTTACAGCTTCGGCTGTCCCGACATCCAAGAAGGCTATGAACTCTTACAGAAAGCAGACAAGCTTATAGGCCACAACATTATTGGCTATGACATCCCTGCTGTAAAGAAAGTAGCTGGCATTGATCTGTCTTCTAAGAAACTTGTAGATACTTTAGTACTATCACGTTTGTTCAAGCCTACTCGTGAGGGTGGTCATGGCTTAGAGTCTTGGGGCTACCGCCTTGGATTCAAGAAAGGAGACTATGGTCAGAGCGAAGGTGCTTGGGATGCTTACAACCCTGAGATGCTAGAGTATTGTCGCAACGATGTACTCCTTAATCTTAAAGTTTATAATGCTTTAAAGTTTGAATCAAAAGGATTTACTGCTCAGTCAGTTCGGCTGGAGCATGGAGTTGCTAAGATTATAAACGATCAACGTGTGAATGGTTTTGTTGTAGACCAACAGCTTGCCATGACCCTCATCGCACAGTTCGAGGAGAAGCTTGCGGAGATTGTTTCCGAAGTACAAGAAGTATTTAAACCTAAAGTAACTATTCAATTGTTATCTGCTCAGCTCACTAAGTCTGGCACACTGTCAAAACTGGCAAAAGATCAGGACGGTAAAGGGGTGAGACTTACTGACGCTGAGTGGTTTCAATTATCACTAGCACCATCAGAGCCTATCGAGCGTGAGACTTCAGTAGAGTTTAATCTTGGATCACGTAAACAGATAGGCGAGTACCTGATTGAGTTTGGTTGGAAACCTAAGAAGCATACAGCTACTGGACAACCAATCGTTGATGAAGGTACATTGAGCAGAATCAAGGACATCCCTGAAGCACAGTTGATTGCTGAGTACCTTATGGTTCAGAAGCGTTTAGCTCAAGTGAATAGCTGGATGAAAGAAATGACAGACGAAGGTAGAGTACATGGGTATGTCAATCCTAATGGTGCTGTGACAGGACGCATGACTCACTCTCATCCGAACATGGCACAGATACCTAGCTCTCATTCGCCTTATGGCAAGGAGTGTCGTAGCTGTTGGACTGTTCCAGATAAACATAAATTAGTAGGTATAGATGCAAGCGGTTTAGAATTACGAATGCTTGCACACTACATGAATGACGAGGAGTATACAAATGAAATCCTTAACGGAGACATACACACCTTTAATCAAAAACTTGGTGGTCTTGAATCAAGAAATCAGGCAAAGACTTTCATATATGCACTCTTATACGGAGCTGGAGATGCGAAGCTTGGACAGGTGGTTGGTAGAGGTAGAGAGCATGGCAAAGGACTTAGAAAATCATTCTTTGATAATCTACCATCATTTAAATCTCTTACGTCAAGCATACAACGCCAAGCAAAAGGAGGATATGTCAAGGGGCTTGACGGACGTAAGCTAACTGTAAGATCAGAACATGCCGCACTTAATACATTGTTGCAGGGTGCTGGTGCTATAGTAATGAAGCAAGCATTAGTATTCCTTGATGATGATCTTAAAAGAAATAAACTACGAGCTAAGTTTGTAGCCAATGTACATGATGAGTGGCAGATAGAATGCCATGAAGATGACGCTGATGCTGTAGGTAAAGCAGGTGTCAAAGCAATCATGGAAGCTGGAGAATCCTTAGCACTAAAATGTCCTCTTGATGGAGAGTATCAGATAGGAGCTAACTGGTCGGAGACACACTAATGAAACAACAAACATTAGATATGATGTTACACGAACACTCTGACCTTGGTTGCGAGGACGGAAAGACTTGTAGTAAATGTAAAAAGTTCTTGCCACTTGACGCTTTTAACTTTGCATCTGGTGGAAACTATCTTAGAGCTGAGTGCCGCAGTTGCAATAACGAAATGCAAAAGGTACGCAAAGCTCTACGAGAAGAACATGGTATGCCACCTGAAGGCTATCACTGTCCTGTCTGCAACAAAAATGCAGAGCAAGTCAAAGGCACAGGCAATACAAGAAATGGATCATGGGTTCTTGATCATTGCCATGAGACAGGTAAGTTCAGAGGGTGGCTCTGCCACAAATGCAACAGAGCTTTAGGTGGTTTTGATGACGATACAAAAACGCTCTGGCGAGCTATTAAATATTTAAAGGAGCTTAAATAATGAAAGGTTTAGATACAGTAGTACCTGATATATACGAACACCTTCAAAGTCTTTCAGATGGAGATGCTTTACCGCTGACAGAAGAAGACATAGACTTAACTGTCGAAGGTATAAGAAAAGCATTAGTTGGTTGGGCAATGCCTGAAAAACGTAACCGTGATTTTACTGTTAGAATGTCTAACATAGGTAAGCCAGCAAGACAACTATGGTTTGAAAAGAACGATGAAAATCTTTCTAGATCTATTGATGGCCCAACACAAATTAAATTTTTATACGGCCATTTACTTGAAGAAATAGTTCTTATGCTTGTTCGGATGTCTGGTCACACAGTAACGGACGAACAGAAAGAAGTGGACGTTGATGGCATACTGGGTCATATGGATTGCAAAATAAATGGAGAAGTAGTTGATGTTAAGACCGCATCTCGGTTTGCATTCAAGAAGTTTTCTGAAGGACGCTTACCACAAGACGATCCATTTGGTTATCTCGGACAGATCTCTGGCTATGAAGCGGCTGAAGGAACAAGCAACGGTGGCTTCCTTGTTATGAATAAAGAAAGCGGTGAGCTTTGTATGTATCAGCCACGACAGGAAGATAAAGTTGATATTCCTAATAAAATATCTAGTCTTATTCCTGCATTAAGTCTTGACACAGCACCTGAATTATGTTATGATACTATACCCGATGGTAAAAAAGGAAACATGAAACTCCCTAAAGGCTGTGCTTGGTGTAAGTATAAGTACGAATGCCACAAAGATTCTAATGATGGGCAAGGGTTGAGAACATTTAAATACTCTAGTGGCCTCGCTTATTTAACTAAAGTTGTATCAGAACCAAAGGTAGAAGAATACTTATGAACAAGAAAAGATATAAAAAAATTAGAGCGCACGTTAGCATTATAGCTATAGAATGGCTCAAGGGACTGCTTAATGAAGAAGAAGCTAGTAAAATAACAATAGATAATTATAAAACTTTTATGCCTAAGCAGTCTCATACTTTTTATAAAAGACAATTTAAAATGAATCTTTTTACCGAGCGTTGGATCAAGCAAAAAATTAAAAAAGTTTTAAAGAGAGATCCAACTAAATCTATATCAAGTATAAACATGGATGATTTAAATGCGTCTTAAAAAAGATGGCGATCTTTCAATAAAAGATATGCTAATTGCTGGCGGTTTATGGCTTCTTCAAAATAGAGATAAAGAAATAGAAGACATGGATGAAGAGTATTTAATTATACTTAGTGCTGGCCTTGATGCAGAAGTTGCTAAACTATTAGGGGAGGTACATTGAATAAATACAATAGAATAAAAAGAGGCTTTAGAAAGCCCAGAGTAAAACGGCCAACTGAAAAAGATGTACCTAAAGGTTACGACTCCAACTGGGAGTGTGAGCTACATCAAGGTATCTTAGACGGTTGGTCTTTCCACACAGATACAGTTTCATATGTGGTTGAACACAAGTATGAACCAGATTTTATACGTGAGCTAAACGGCAAGAAGATATTGCTTGAAGCTAAAGGAAGATTCTGGGACTATGCTGAGTATAGTAAATACATATGGGTAGCTAAGGTTCTACCTGCTGACACTGAGCTTGTGTTTCTGTTTGCAAACCCTAATGCGCCTATGCCTGCCGCTAAACGTAGGAAAGATGGGACTAAAAGATCTCATGGCGAGTGGGCTACAGCAAATGATTTTAAATGGTTCAGTGAAGATTCTATTCCTGATTCTTGGATTAACATAAATAAACGAGAGACTTTTAAAGATGAATAAAACATATAGTATAGATGATGCAAGCCCTGCTGATTGGAACAAAGCATCCAGAGCAATCAAAGATGCTGTTGATCATCCTCCTCATTACAATGCTGGAGAAATAGAAACTATTGATTATATTATAGATGTGCTTGGCAGGCAGGGGGCTATTGATTACTGTCATGGTAACATTCTTAAATATACAGGCAGTAGATTATTTGAAAAGCACAAGCCAATTGAAGATGCTCGAAAGGCTATCTGGTATTTAAATAAACTTATAGAACTAACAGAGAAGGGACATGGATAGAAAAGACGAAAGACGAGATAGGTTTGATAGAAAAAAGAAATACAACAAAGTTCAAACATCTACCAAACTTAAAAGTGTTAGACGTAAAGAAAACAAAAACATTAAATCACAAATAGAAAAGGAAATATTAGAATGATGGATAGTTATCAGCAGTATATACACAAGTCAAGGTACGCTCGCTGGCGTGAAGACGACAATAGGCGAGAGACTTGGGAAGAAACAGTACAAAGATATGTAGACTTTTGGAAAGGGCGTGAGCAGATAGATGACAAGACAGCAGATATGTTGTACGATGCTATCTATAACTTA